GATTGAAAGCGTTAAAGAAATGTTAAGTAACAAATTCAAAGGATATAATTTGAACTTTTCAGAATTAAATAATTTAATAACAAACATTTATGGATAAAATTATCAAAGATTTGACTTTGATATCAGAGAAGGAGCCAGATGCATACAAAGCATTAGAGATGGTCATAAACCACATTGCGGGCACTTATTCCGATAAATATGAAGTCAACGAAGAAACTGTCATTGACACTAAAAAAATGCTGTATCACCCTGAGATGGGGAAATACATTAACGTTTATCAGGTGAATAGATACTTGCAAAGAGTTCTTTCAGACGGAAAAAAGAAATCAAATTTGATTAATGATGTTTTCAAAGCTATTCATTATTTACTATTCGAGGTAACAAGAAGAGTTAAGATGGGAGAAATTGAAAATATAGAACACAAAGTTTAATTAGTTATGAACAAGAAACTCATTACAATTGGTGGTAAAACTTACAAGTTGTTGTTCGACAGCTTTGATGAGGATATGGATATTGATTCTTTGTTGAAGATTGATTATTCAAACCTTATTGGAGAGCTTATCACCTTCCCAGTAATTGTAAACCGATTTGGACAATTACTTGCTGAATCTGAATCTCAAGTTTCAGAAGCGAAACTCAACTTGGAAGTGTTTGAAGCTAAAACCAAAGAGAGATTGAGAACTGAATTAGCAGCAGATAATAACGGCAAAGCTCCTACGGTTGAAGCTCTCAATAATGCGGTTGTCGGCAACAAGGCTTACCAAGCAATGAGAAAGAAGTTCATTGAGGTTCAGAAAACAAGAGACTATATCAACTCAATCTTTTGGTCAGCCAAAGATAAGAGCGAGAAACTGGACAAACTTTCTCTTACAGTTCAGCAAGGTGATATTGCTGATTCGGTTATCGAAGGAAGAGTGAACAACGTTTTAATTAAAAAGACGAAGAAATTAATTGATTAACAATAATTCAAAGTAAAGAAAATGGCAAAGAAAAATTCCGTTGGAGATTTGCGTTCACAGCTGAAAGCGACTCCTATCAAAAAATTAAAAAAACGTGTCGATGAAGACAACGAAACGATTGGTATGCAAAGCAATGAATATTTGAATTTGGAAGATGGTAAAACATTGAAAATTCGTATATTCCCTGCTCACCCTGGCGTTGAAGATTTTTACATTCCAAAGAAATGTTACTGGCTTACAGTAGCTGGTAGAGACGGAGATGCAAGACGCACTACCGTTCTTGATTCAAAACTTCACGGTGGAACTAAATATGATTTGGTTGAAGAGTACGTGAAATGGGCTAAGAAGAAATGGGCTAAAGATAGCGAAAAACTTGACGCTCTTACTGGTACTGGACAAAATCAAAACAGTCTTAATCCTTCTTACACTTGGCTATGTTATGCAGACCGTGTTAGCGGTGATGAAGAGTTGCGTGCCAAACTTTGGGAATTCAAAAAGATGGTAAGAGATGCTTTGAACAAGTTAGCATTCTCCGAAGATGAAGACGATGTTATTGAGGTTGACCCATTTACTGACGTTGACGAAGGTATGCCAGTAATGGTTAAATACATGAAAAATCCTAACAGGAAGAAGGGTGAAAATTATTATGAAGTTGCTTTCCCGAAGAAAGCTGCTGCGAGACCTTTGTCTGATGAGGAAATTGAACATTTCATGTCTTTGAAACCACTTACTGAAGTTCTTCCTAAGTACGGTATGAGAGACTTTGAAAAAGCTCTTGAAGGTTTGCAAAACTTTGACGAAGAGCATGAAATGGAATTGTTTGACGATGATGATTGGTTGGAACATGTTGAAGAAATCAAAGCTCAATATGACGGAGAGTCAGAAGATGAGGATGAAAAACCTTCAAAGAAAAAGACCGCTAAAAAAACAACTTCCAAAAAGGTTAAAGAAGAAGAGGAAGAAGCTGATGATTCAGACGAATCAGATGATGAGGAAGAGGAAGAAAAGCCAAAGAAGTCATCTAAAGCTCCTGCTAAGAAAAAAGTAGAAGAGCCTGAGGAAGAGGAGGACGAAGAAGAGGAAGAAGCTGACGAGGAGGAAGCCGATGACTCAGATGATGACGGCTTGGACGATATGGACAGAACGGAGTTGAAGAAGTATATTAAAGACAACGGTTTGGAAGTATCGGTTAAGAAATCAATGTCCGATGACGATTTACGAGAAGCAATCAGAGAAGCAATGAGCTCCGAAGAAGGTGATGAAAGTGAAGAAGATGAGGACGAAGAAGAAGCACCGAAGGCAAAAGTTTCATTGAGTGACATCAAAAAGAAACTTGCTGGTAAAAAATAATTTTCATCTTACTTTAATTTGTTAATAATATAAGCCAGCGGTTGAGATATATCGTTGGCTTATTTTGTAAATATAAACATTATGAGCAAAAATATAATTGACAGAATAGTCAAAAAATTTAACAGTGAAGATGTTATAAAGTTTTCCGAGAAGGACGGTTTCAAAGACATTAAGAGCTGGGCACATACAGGCAGTCCTACGCTTGATTATAATCTTCGTACTTTCGGACTACCGACTGGTATCATAGAGATAGCAGGCAAGAGCCGTAGTGGTAAAACAACATTAGGACTTATGGCTATGAAATATTTTCTTCACGAAAATCCTGATGATGGTATTGCGGTTATTCTTTCAAGTGAAAATAGAGATAACAAAGATTACGCTTTACAGCTTGGATTGCCTGTTAATCGAATAATAATTGTTAAGGTTAAGTATGTTGAAGCCATGTTCATGCAAGTTAAAAAACTTGTTATGGATGCCGATGAGATAATGAAAGAAGATAAAATGAAACCCAAATTCTTTTTTCTTTGGGATAGTCTTGGAGCAACTCTATCTAAGTCAGAACTTGATACTATGGAAGAAAATACCAAACGACTGGAGAAGGAGCTTCAGAAAGGTTCAGAAGTTGAGGACATAGAATTGAAAAACGAAAAGATGATGGCTTTTGCTAAAGAAGCTAAGAAATTTGCTAAATCAATTATGTCTGAAATGTACACCCATGTTATGCACTTTGTGATGTTAAATCACCAGTACGAACAAAGCACTATGGGTATCACTACCAGAAAGAGTACTGGAGGAGAGTGGGTTGAATTAATGCCTACTATTCGTTTGTCAATGAAACTAATCAAACATGAAAAGATTGACGAAGTAGAAGTTGCTCAGATAACTGAAGTAAAGGTTGTGAAGAATGACTTTGGAAGTAGAAAGAAAACCGATATACGCATATTGCTTGGTTATGGAATAATACTTTCTCAAGAAGACATTGACTATGCTCTGGAAGTAGGAATTTTAAAAAAAGAAGGAGCTAAGAAAGTAAGTTATTTGAATGGCAAATTATCCTGGAGTTCTCCGAGAGAATTATTCAAACATTACTATGACCACAATAAACTTCTGATTGCTCTTCATAATAAAATCAAAAAGTCAATGCAAAACGATTTAGTTGATTTGAAGAAGTCTCTTGAAAACGGACTTGAAGATGAAGAGGATTAACAGCGTTTATAAGGAAAATGTGAATTTATGAAAAAACAAGCAATTGGAATACTTGTAAATGACGTACATCTTGATAAGGACAACGGTGAGTTGGTGAAAGATATTTTTCGTCAGCTCATCAGTCTTTGTCGAGAATATAAAACAAACCGCATATTTTGCGGCGGGGATGTGTTTACCAACCGTTCAGGACAACCGTTACAATGTTTGACTGATTGGAAGGAGATACTTGTTATGTTATCCGAAGAGGATATTGAATTGCACGTCATTCCAGGAAATCATGATAAAACAGATAGTGATGATGAGAAGAGCTACTTGGACGTTTATTCCGAGCCTTGTGTAAAACTTTATCGTTCAGGTTGTAGAAAATTTATTGACGGATGTGTTATTGCTTTCATTCCTTATTTTAAGGATGAAAAATGGTTAGAAGAATACAAAAAAGTTGAAGGTCAAATTGAAGATAATTTGATTGACCGAGATATTGATTCAGAAACTCCTTTGATTTTGATAACTCATTCAGGATTTGATGGGGTTGTAAATAATGACGGTTCAAAAGTGTCTTCTATAATAAAGCCATCTATGTTTGAAGCTTGGACTAAAGTTTTAATTGGACATTATCATAATGCTTCTAAGTTATCTGATAATGTTGTTTACACTGGTTCAGCGTATCAAAATAATTACGGAGAGAATATCACCGATAAAGGTTTCACAGTCATATTTGACAACGGCTCAACCAAATTTGTTCCTTCTAAGTTCCCGAAATATATCAAAGAGGTCATTGATGCTAATGATAAAGAGACTTTGATGAATTTGTTAGAGAAATATGAAGGAGAGGAGTTTGACCATATTCGTTTCGTGTTCACTGGAAAGAAAGTAGATTGTCAAAAAATAAATATTGCTGAAATACAAGGAAAGTATGGCATTGATTGCAAGTTTGAAGCAACAGAAACAGCAGAAGCAATCGAAATATCTGAATCAGACAGTGTTTTGAGCTATGATAAGAAAACAATAACAAAAGACTTTTTGAAGTTTTGTACCGATAATGATATTAAAGGCAATAAATTCAAATATGGCTTTGATTTAATAAAACAAATGAGATATGTGGAATCCAAGTAAAATTGAGATATATAATTTGTTTGCTCATAAAGAGTCAGTATATGATTTCAAGAATAACACTTGTACCGTTATCTTTGGAAAGAACGAAACTGACCGTGGTTTGGAAAACAACGGAGCTGGTAAAACCACATTGTTTGAGGCAATCTGTATAGCTCTTACCAATGATAGCTTACGAGCTATCAAGAAAGATAGTTTCATTAATAGGGATGAGGAAGAATGTAAAATTGTATTTCACCTTTACAATCCTGTATTAAAAATGAAGCTCTGTATCATTCGTCATTTTTTTCGTAGCAATAAACCAGTTAAAATTGAAATATGGGAAAATGATAAACTGAATAAACAAGTCGTATCGGTGAACGAAGCAAACAAGAGAGTTCTTGAGCTTATTGGAATAAGTCGTGAAGATTTGTTAAGGTATTTCATAATCAGTCAAGATAATAGGTACACATTCTTCACCGCCAGTGATAGCGAGAAGAAAGAAATCATGAACCGTATCACTTCTGCTGATATGATTAACCCAGTCATTGAAGAACTTGATTTGCGTTACAAAGAAAAGAATGCCGAATACAAGGATATTGATGATGAAATAGGTAAGTTATCTGATAAGAAGGAGCTATTGGTGGAGCAAAGAGAAGAAGTGCTTGCTAATGATAATACCGAAGAAGAGTTGA